GGAGGTTTCATGCCTTCGTCCCAGGGTTCTTATGGCCCGCGTGTAGGCAGTGACACTACTGGTAGAATGTATAGAGGATAGAAGATGGTAGATGCTAATAAACACAGTGCAATAAAAGGTTACGGCGACGCTCTTAAACAAGAAGCTGAGCTAGAGAATGCACGCTATAAAAATGATGCTTCCTTGCCTAGTGAAAATGACAATATGGCAGGTTTATTTTCTAGCATTAGCGACGCTGCAAAGAGCCCAGGCGGTAGGCCAAGGGGAGTTGGTGCTAGTATTGCTGCTGGTTTATCTGAAGGCATATCCACGGGCTATAAAATGAAGTCTACCCAGGAGAAAAAAGAGAAGTTCGGCAAATATGAAAATGCTATGAACTATTTTCAAAAAGTGCAAGCTGAAGTTACTAAACAGAACCAACACTATGCCGAGCAAGAACAAAGGATGGAGACTGTTAAGCCATTCGCAGTAGGTGCCTTAGAAGTTGCTTATAGCGGCATGAGCTATGATCAAGGCAATGAGCGTATGCGCAACATCATTGATCAAGCTAAGCTTGCTGACCCACGCATTAAGGGTGATTACATTGGGTATGTGCCTAACTCTCCTATTGTAAACTTACGGGATCAAGATGGTAACATTACAGCTTTTAGCTTGAGTAGTTTAACCGGTGAGGAAACTGTTAAGCGTGTTCAAGGAAATTACATTGATCAACAGAAACTTGCAACTGAGCGAGAGTTTGCGCCTCAAAAATATGAAGCTATGGGACGCAGGGCAGATAATGCAGAAGAACGCACAAGGCAAATGTCTCAAAAGACCTACATGTCTGCATTGCAAAAATACGCTCCGAAGATTGAAGCAGCTAGTAGGGTTCAGGTGATCTCCCATAAAATGAAAGACCTTGTAAAAAATAACCCTGGTATGTTTCAAAGCGTACTATCTTCTGTTTGGGACTCTAACGATCCAGGAGTTATCCAAAAGGTTGCTCAGAAGTTTGCTAATGGTCCACAAGCAGAAGCAGTTAAAGAAATGGGCAAATATATCCAAGAGCTCAAAATTGGCGTTATCAAAGGTCTTTCCAATCCCAACCAGTCAATTGATATGATAGCTGCAGGAACTATTCCAGGCAAAGGAATGCCAGACAATTCAATCTTGAAGATATTGGATGATCTGGACTACAAAGCTGGTCATGAGATAGAGCTTAATAAAGAGTATTTGAACGAAGTTAAGGGAACTTTTGGCGAAAATCGTGATGGGGGCGATAAGTACAAACAAAAGGCTGAAGACTATATATCAGGTGCAACGAGTGGCGCAGGGAATCCGCAAGCTCAGGATGAGTGGTCTGCGCTAGGGAATCCATCTCAATGACCATGCAGCCAAGCTCTACTATATTTAAAGTTAAGCGTCCTGACGGAAGTATCTGGGATATTCCCGAACAAAATTTAGATAAAGCACTTTCTCTGGGTGGCGAAGTTGTGGAAGATCAATCCCCCTCCCCTTTGATGCAGCAGTCCAACGAACAGGCTATACAGCAGCCTCAACAAGCTGAAAAAATGTTCAAAGTTAAGCGTCCAGATGGAAGCATGTGGGATATACCTGAAGCAAATTTAGAAAGAGCCAAACAATTAGGCGGACAAGTTGTGGATCAAGGCTTTGACCCCGAATATGACGGTTTCTTGAAAACCGCTGCTAGGACTGCTAAAACTATCGGTTCTGAAATAGTCGGGACAATACCTGATTTGGCAACATCTATTTACAATATTCCTGCATCTATCCAGAATGCTACTAAAGCATCTATGGAAAAGATTGATCCTAATTATATGGGAGAAAATGATTTTATTCCTGTTTCTCAACAGCAAGACCTTCCATTAATACCTTCTGTTGCAGGAGCCGTCGATTCCGCAATTGACGAGGCAACTAATGATTATACCAAAACGCAAGAGGGCGATTCTTTGCAAGCAGGTCTTAAAATAGCCTCTGCTGTTGCCACGCCTGGTGGTTTGGCCAAAGCTGCTGCAAAATCTGGTCAGAAAGCAACTTCAAAAGTTCTGGGTGCGTTGGGCACAACTAATCCTACCGTTCTTGCTGCTGCTGGTGCGACTGGCGTTGGTTCTTCCGAGGCTTCAAAAGCTGGTTATGGGACATCTGCTTCTCTAGGGCTTGGTTTAGCTGCTGGTGCTGGCGTGGGAGCTACTGCAAAGGCACTTAATCCTAAAAATCTCGCTAGAAAAGCCACATCAATTGCCGGATTTGGCAAAAAAAATCTGAATGTTGATGCTATTGAAGCTGCCAATAGACTCAACATTGATTTGCCAGGGGTAGCAGCTACAGAAGCTGTTGCTCCTTCATTTGCGCATAGCACTTTATCTAAGTTCCCATATTTTGGGGAGGAACTGAGACAAAAAATACAAACAGCGTCTAAACAATTTCAAAAATCATGGGAGGACATGATGGATATTGTTGGCCCTGCAAAGACAGAAGAAGTCTCATTGGCCAATTCCAGAAATTATAAATTAATGAGAAAATCGGTACCTAATGATGCAGCTGTAGACTCATCGCCAATATTGGAGGCCATTTCTAATATTGAAAACAAATTGGAAACAATAACCTATTCAGATCCATCAAAAAAACTTTTTTCAATCATGGAAGATTTTAAAAAAACGTTATCTCCTAGTAAACCAAAACTTCCCATGGAGTTTGAAAAATACTCACCCCAAATAAAAGAACAAATCCTCAACGCTTTGCCTAACGAAGCTGTAGAAATCTCTGTCAATAAATTAATAAGACAAAAGGTCGAACTCAACAAAATCATGAGAGATCGAAATATTTTTGACCGTACAGACACAGATTCTCTTAGTTTTCTTAAAGACCTAAGTACTGGCGTTGATACCGCTCTTGAAAATTACGGAGCAACAAACCCAACATTTTTAAAAAATCTAAAAAATGCAAATGAACAATTTGCTAAGACTGCAAAACGTGAATCATTGGATGACGTCCTCTCTGGTAAAATAGTTAATCCAAAAACAGGAGAGGTTTCTTACAATTCTCTGTTAAGTACTTTGGGCGATAGAAAAAAACAAAAGTTTCTTAAAAACAATCTTGGAGAAGCAAACTACAAAAAACTTAATGATTTTGTCGTTGTTGCCAAATCTATGGAATCAGCAATAAGAAGAAACCCCAATCCTTCAGGCTCAGCTACTGTAGGTTCAGTTATGGGATTAATTGCGTCAGCTTTTTACGGAAACCTAAGCCTACCTGCTGCAGTTGTTGGAGGTGGCACAGTCGCTACCAAACTTCTTACAAACAAGAGATTCCTTAATAAATCTTTACAGTTTAGCAAAGAACCTACAGAAACCGTCGCTAAACAGCTTGAAAAGATTGTCAAGGACAGTACGGGCATGACGATCCAATCTTTACGAAAATCTATAGATGAGCAGAATATAACCGATCAAAAATAGAAATAGTGCTGATTATGCTTAATCTACAATGATTATGAAAATTAACCATAAAACTATAAAGAAAGTAGAAATATTCATTTTATCTCCTCTTATTCCTATAATGACTCCTAACACGGCTCCCATCCTTATGTTTATAAGGTCGAACATATTCAGTTTTAGGTCTATATGTCTTTGTATTCATCTCACCACGATAAGAACCGTTTTCTGCTTGATAGGGTTTATAAGGTACTGGTTTATATTCATAATTCTTGGCAGATGTTGCCGTTAAGAATGTGCCGATTATAAAGGTTGATTTTAAAAGAGAGGTAGGTTTAATCATATTATTATTCGTTTCTATGTTTTTAAGAAGTAGCGCACAATCTCACCAAACAAAAGAGTGGCAATTGTCCAAATTCCTAAGCCAAACCAACCCATTAGCAAGCGGCCATAATTTCGATCGACATCTTTAATAATTTCTTTGATGGCCTCTCTAGCATTGCTATTTTGGTTAAGAAGAGCAATAACAACATCTTCTAACGCACTATCTATACTTTTCTGTGTTTTGGCTGCCTCGCAAAATATAGAAGCGAACTTATCTGGCTGAAGAATATTATTTGAAAGTTTAGTTACATTGCCCGATATGTCAGTCAAAGCTGTAAAAAACTTATTTTCTATAAAATCATTATCATATTCAGCATCTTTAACTCTTTGAGAAACTTTCATCTTCCTAAAACTTCCTCAGTTGGGGCTAATATTTCGTGGCTACCATCCTTTTGTTTTTTACACAAAAGGCCATTGCCAGTATAATTAAGGACTGCTAATGCATATCTTAAAGCGTTTTCCCTATCTTTGAATCCCCAATTATTAACAATTTCTTTAAGAACTTTGTAGTCCCCATTGTCTAATTGTATAGAAAGCGTGCCAGATTCTATATTTTCATTAGTAATTTTTAATGACATCTTTTCCTCTTTAATTGACGTAATGATATCTTATAGATTAGTGCTGTAGTGTTATATAGTATCACGTTATGAGTATTTTACACAAAGGTACCTTTTACGGTACGCCTTGTCAATGATCACAGGTGCGACGAAAAAGCAACTACCCCTACTCGTGGTAGGGAGAGATAGTCGTTATTGAATGTTTATAGAGCAGTTGTGAACCATGAGCTTTCGTAGATAACAAGATAGTATAATCATCAAAGCTTTTGAGAATTCCGACCAGCATAACTCCATTTACCAGATATATTTTCACACTGATATTTTGGTCTTTTATGCCTTGTAAAAATTCCTGCTCTATATTAATAGGTTCATTTTCAGACATTTTTTTTCTTCTTTTTCTTTTCTTTGGTGGGTTTTGCAACGATAGAAGCTTTATTTGCAATTTTACTTCTTAGTGTATCATTCTCATCTTCTAGGGCTTCTATTATATCATCTCTCAAAAAGATAAGACTGGTTAGATTTTCAATTGTACCCTCTAAAGCTTCTATTTTCATATCTCTTAAGCTAAGTATATTGCTTAGCTTCTTGACGTCTTTTTGCGCACTTCCATTGAATTTGTTAATAAATTTTCTTAAAAACATTATAAGTCCCCTCTTTTAATATCGAAACGCTTCATCCTATCTGGAGGAATGCGAAGTTCTTTGTTGTAATCCTTGTTTTTACAATCGTTATCGTTGTGTGATAACCGCTGTATCTTTAGTTTGCTAAGATAAGCAGCGGCTTCATAAGGTGAATAGCCAATACCAACAAGTGACAGGATGGTTAAATCTTCCGTTTCATTTGAATAATCAATGAAACACTCTTTGGTTTTTTTAGGCAACTTAAGCAACAATAATTATAAACACATTGCAAAAACATATCACTAAATAACATTTTAAGTCAAATTAAATTATAATTTTATATACAGCAATAATTGTAAACAGCGCTTACATTGCCGATATCTAAAATATTTGACTCTTTGTATTTTTCACTATGAGATATTACGTAATTAAGTGCTGGACGATCTCCTATAAGCTGCTCTCCTAGTTGAGTAACCATAATTGATGTGCTTTTAATTCCGACAAGCTCTTGATGAGTTAAATCGAGCTTTAAAAACTCATCATTAGCAAACGTGTTTTCTATATCTGATTTTCTCTCTAAAAGAGCGCGAACTACTGAGTTTCTGTCCCCTTGAGTGATTGGAAAGTCCATAACTACTAAAGGGTCTTTGATAATACTATTCATTTGATTTCCTATGCGTTAAAAAGTTGAATTTCCATTGCCCTACGATTAATAAGTCCCTCTACAGGAACCAGCTTTTTAATCATCTTTCCTGTTTCTTTGCATTCTTCCTTAACGGTTACATTGATCCACTGTGACCAAGGAATTGTAGCTTCTTCGTACTTCCCGCTCTTTAAATGCTCAAAAACAGATGAATTTAAAAACTGGGTTTCCCCAATGTTGAAGAGAAACATAACAAGCGCATCAAATTGATTTTGAGTAACAATCGTTTTTAAATGTATGTTTAAAAAATTAACCAAAGGTGCTACATCCTGCCTCAAAATTTTGTAAGCGTCATCTTCTGTAATAGATGTAAAATACTCACCTTTTTTAATTTTATGCCCAATACCAATCGTCCAATGACCAGCGGAGCATTTATATGGTTCTAATTTTAACCCTTCGGCTTGAACTAATTTCCTCTCGCCATTTTCTGAAAATTTTCTGTTCATAACAAATTTCCTTACTTTTGATTTATCAACGTGCCGGCCTGTTCTTTCTGGCGTTCCTGGTGGTCTCGAATAGCTAACGAGCAACACCAGACCCACCACGACGCATAAAATAGTGCGCAAAAGCATATGCAGACTACTTTAAGTCGTCTCATCAAAACGGCACTTCATCATTTAAAGGCTGTCCAGAAGCCACAGGAGTTGTGGGTAGTTGTATTCCTGCAAGAGCTAATATAGCTGCCGTCTTTTCTGGGTCGTGTGCCGTTGCATGAATATCATTGTTATGCTGAGATGTAACAAGCACCCTACTAACTACATTCTGATATATTTTGCCATTTTTTTCAGATACGTTGTTTTCGATAGTAACGTCTGCCTCTCTCCCAATCATTTCACCTGTGTCAAGTGCAGCTCCGGTCTTGAGTCCTGTCATTTGCTTGCACAACTCGCTAAATTTCCAATTAGCGGCATTTGCTCTTTTTGCGTCTGTATGCCCGACACAAAAAGTATCTATTTCCTCACGGCCTTTATATTCTAGTGGCAAAAGAACGTCCCATTTGACCTCAATATATGAAATCATGTTGCCTTGGTAAGAATAGACCTTTTTTTCTATTGAAGTAATTTTTTCTCTATAAACACCGTTTGGTAAGTTCTCTCTCTCAGTTTCTGTAATTGTATAAATAAATGACATTTTTTAATTTCCTTTCTGCTCTTTAAGTTTTAACATAATACTTGAATATTGTTCATTAGATAATTCATTAATACTTTCTACTTTTGCCCATTTCATAATATTGTCTATTTTCTCCTTATTGTTATTGCACGCCTTTAAAAGCTCCTGCACTTGAACCCCTGTTAATTGTTTGTTCGAATTGCCTGTGTTAGCATCCGTGTCATCTTGAGCAGCAATAGCCAGCAATGCAGTTATTGCGTATCTTCTTGCATATGTGATGATGATACCGTCCGCTTGTGCCGCATTAGTGCTTTTAAGCCTTGCACTCTCACTTATTGCGCTCATTTCATAAGTAGCACTTAGCCACTCTCCTGACTTGTGCATCAAAACTGTTTCAATGCTTATCTTGTCGTTTGCGCTATTACCTGGGAACTGCACGATTGATAGACCGTTTTTGCTAAGCAAAGGTCTGCAAAGCTCAAGTATGCTTGGTAAGTCTGCATATTTAGACGTATGGGAAACCTTATTTTTTATTGGATCTTTTATTTCGCCTTGGAATAGTGATAGTGCTTCAGCTAACTGCCCTATTTGCTCTGACTTATTCATAAAAAGCGCCCTTTCCTGTGCTGTATAAATTTTTCAAATTATTCCTATATATGTCACCCGCAAGCTGTGCTTTTATCAGCATCTTTTCAAGAAAGACTTTTGAGTCTGCTTCTTGCTCAAGGGTTCTTTCCACCTTGGGTTCCTTATAAGGACGGAACAGCAATTTTCCATCATTTCCCAGAAGCCCACCTACTGACATTCTGTCTATCTTGCGGCATGATTCACACTCGCCCTCGTAGCAAGCTCGATTAGTACACATCGATAAACGCCTTAGCTCTTTCTTTTCTATCCTGCTTATCATAAAAGTAAATAGTGTCGGCATTTTCCTTATGTATTATAATTTCCTTATCTGTTTTTCTTACAATAGCTTCTTCTTGTTTACAATTAATATCTTCTATAATAAGATCAATCATTGTATCTGTAATGTTAAACATTTCTAATGAGCCGTCTACATACATTGATAATGCGTACATCATATTTAAATCCTCAAATAAATACTTACAATTTGTTCAAGGGATAAATCTGTAATGCTAAGCCCCTTTAAAGCTTTTTGCACTCTATGATTTTTAACCAAATCCCCTTCTCACTTAATTATAGTATAAATTATAATGTTTTGTCCATATTAATTATAATACAAATGTATATTTTTTGTTACATATCGAAAAAAACAAAACCAATCAACTTTATAAAAAATGTCTAAAATTAATTCTAATGAGAAAATGATTGCATGTCTACAGTATTAAAGAACATTTTCCAAATAACAAGAAGCACATATGCAATGTTTTATTGTGCCTTAATATTTGCTTGTTGTTATTTTTTCAACAAAAATTTAAGTTTAAAGCAATAAAAGAAAGTTCTTTTAGATGAAATTAAGGAGATTACAATTGAAATTGAGAAAATTGTTACTATACAGACTGAACAAAATAAAATTGCTTCCCGCCCTCCTTTGTCTCGTGATCTTATTCACAAATGGATGCGCTCAAACAAAAACACAGACTAATTCTTGCTCTGTCATGGCCCTATCTCTCCCAAGCTTCCCTTCTACATCACCAAAGGTAGCAGACGAGCTAGAAGAGGTTTGCCCTTCCAATAAGTGTGAGGCTATTTATGACTGGATCGGGAAGCTCAAGGTTTTAGAAGAGCAGCTTGAGTTATATAAGGGGTATTAAATGAATAAAGCTTTAATGGAGTTGTTGTTACCATCCCGATCAATTGGCGGAAGCAAACTAAAGCCTGAACAGGCAATTTGTGTAGAGTTTGCAAATACAATGCGCAAATTAACCCTAGAAGGAAATTTGTCATATATATGGTTTCATGTCCCAAATGAGTTCTTACCATCTACGCGCATAAATTATTCGTTTGAGCTAAAGCAAAAGCATATGGGGAAAATGTCAGGTGTGCCGGATTACTGTTTCATTGGCGAGAAAGACAGTTTCTTTATTGAGTTTAAAGCTGGGAAGGGAAAACAATCACCAAACCAGACGGTTTTTGAGGGGTGGTGTGCGGCACAGGATGTTCCTTACTACCTATGCCGCAGTGCTAATGAAGGGACAGCAATTGTCCTGCAAAGAGAACAGGCTAGAAGCTGTAAATCAATCTGAAGCTAGTAGTTTGATTCAACGGATTAACCTTTATGATGTCTTCACGGTAAGCGAATGTAAATTTTCTGTTTAGAGTGTATTGATGCTCGAGACCAAGAGAGAAGCTCTTGCTCATTTTGCTCTCCATCCCAAAACCGCCTATATAGCCAATTTTTTGAAAATAAGCTCGAGACTCTTCAGCTCCTACATTTGCCACAGATTTTAAATTCAACATCCAGTTTGAGGTTCCTATACCAGCCTTTGCATAAAGTAAAGTGCTGTCTGTTGTAACACCAAACCTTAAAGCCGCACTCAGTGAATTGTTGGTCTTCAATTTTAGATTACTGCCACCGGTCATCGGCCCATAATCAATAAACATTTCTTTTTCTGAGTTGTGGTTGTTTGCTTCCAGTTCTAAACCAATAAACATCGGTGTGTCTGCTATATCATGGTCTAAACCGCCAAAAATCGCTGCGGATGGGGAGTTTTTGACAAGCTTGATACTTTGTTGAGTCAGACTGCTCTTAACTTTAGCGTTAACGCTGTTTACGCCAAGGGACATGCCAATTCTAAAATTATCATTAGATAAACAATTGGATAATGTAGTTAACAATAATAAAGAAAACAAAACCAGATTATTCCTCATAACAAACTCCAAAATAAAGTAATGAAATAAAAATCATGCAAAACTTAGTCGCAATCATTATTTAAATATACATTAATATTATGGTTATGCGAAGTCTGTAATTTTAAAAACAGAGTTCTATTTAGAATTTGCAATTTGGAATTTTTTTAGAAAATGTTATTCTGAAGGTTTGATTCGAGCCAACATCTTGTCTATGTCAGGATTGATAACTTCTCGTTCTTTGATTTTCACTTCATCAATTTTGTTCTTTATTTCTTCCATATATTTTTTGGTAGCAACTAATTTCCAAGGTTCAGAACATGCGTCTTCTATTAACTGCATGAAAAACAGAGGATCTTTTTTAACAAATTCTATTTTATCGGGTGGAAACTTTCCCATATGGTAAAACATAATATCTGGATTAATACCTAAAGCATGGGCTATTTTTTTAGCACTATCAGTTGCTATGGCTTCTTGCTGCTCAGCTCTGTATACTATCTGGCGATTAACACCTGATGTTTCAGCAAGCATATCGCTTGTTTTTCCATTTGCTTGCCTAATGCATCGCAAAAGTGTATCGCTATATTTCTTTTTTTTCATCTAAACGTAGCTTTCCTCATAGATTCGATATAATTTATGATAGAATATACATATAACTATAATTATACCACTAGAAAATTTACAAACTTCATGCTAGACATTATGACTGGATACGTTGCATGATTGTTTGTCATGCTAGATAAAGTTTAGAGAAAGAAAAATTTAGCTTGATTAAGAAGATTAAGCACACTAAAAATAGAAAACGAGATTTTTGAAATGAAAACGGGGGTTTTGCCCCCCGATTTCAATTTTTAACTTCTATTGACAAAATTGACAACTGAACATGAACCACTAAAAATGACGCGCCACCAAGCCGTTATTTAGAAAGTATCATTGATACAGAAAAATAAATTATTACAACTCTTTATTAGTTAAAATCTTCTAAAAATTTTGATTGAAAACTGATATTTATATAGTTGTTATAATCTAGTTTCTCTGCATTAATACAATCCTCACTCATGTTTGTCAATAGAAGTTTTGTTTTTTGTTAAATTTTAACAAGAAACGGAGCTAAGTTATTGAATTTCATAATATATATTATGCGATTTTCAATAGCTAGTTTCCTTTCTAAACAGAGGGTTAGCTATGACAACACCAATTTTATACATGCCAAGCAGATTAGAGAGACTTCTTAAAGAACACTTTAGCTGTATTGAGGGATATTCAAAAAGCTCTGCGAAAAAAACTGCTATCGTTTTCGGACAACTCCATTACTGGTGTTCTCGGATGCCTTCAGGCTTCTATAAATTCAAACAACCCTGTAAGAACAATCCGTTGTACACGAAAGGACAAAGCTGGGAAGAAAGCCTTGATATGTCCAAATCCACATTTAATCCCATTTTTGACAAGTTAGTTCATCGGCACATCAGCAAGACTGCTTATAGGAATTCAACAGATAAATTTGCAGGAAAGATGTTCTGTAGTTATATGGAATGCGGCAAAGGTGTTAACAAAACCTATTATATTATGAATAAAGAGCCTGTGAAGGAATTTATAGATTCCCTGATAGCAAAACTGACCGGAAACCCCTCCCCTGCTAACTCCAAAATTAAGGAGTCTGGAGTAGTCAAAAACCCGCCTGTAGTATTGCCTTTTCAACCACTCGGAGTAGTTAAAAATAAACCACTCCTCGCGTGCGCCCGTCAAACAGCCTTTAATACACAACCTTCTACCTCACTCTCTAGTGATGCTCCTGAGAGCAACGCCGAACTTCAGAAAGTGGAAGTTATGATTGAGGAGGAGGTTTCGATTTCATCTCATTTAGAAAACAGCCACAACAGCCAAGCTGCCGCTATCCACATGCAGATGCTTGAGATATTTAACAAACACACTGGGAGGAATGAGATTCGTTCTAGGTTGCTTGATCAGGCTGCTTCTAACTGCTTAGCTAATTTCTTTGGCGGTTCTTTGAAGGAATGGGACAAACACTGCCAGATGATTGCACGAGATGATTTTTCAATGGGTAGGACTGCTACTCGTAAGAACTTTCAGATTTGGTTCCGCTATGCGATTACCGAAGCAAGTATTCTTGATATCAGAAACAAACATGCTTACGTGGAGGATAACAAGCCTACAGTGGTAGAAAGCCTTAGCGTTTCAAAAGTTGTAACCACTTCCCCTACCCTCCTCAAGGAAGAAATCGAATCATCAGTTAACGAGCCTGATATTGTAAAAACTATTAGGAGAGAAATTTTGAAATCGATAGGTGATGCGTCATACAAGAGCTGGTTTAGCGGTGACCGAACAACAATGAAAATTGTTGTCGGTGAGCTTGTTCTAACTGCATCAGGTTCGCATATCAAAAACCATATCGAGCTAACATACGAGAATCAGATTAACCGCATTCTTGCAGGCTATGACCTCAAGTTGTATATTAAATCTCCTTCCAAGGAAGCTCCCCGCAAATCATTTGATAACTCTGTTAAGCAAGTTGTTACAGAACCTTGTGAAATAGATGTTCCAAATCTAAAAACAGTCGGAAATCTCAAGGCTCTTCTTTCAAGTCCATTTAGCAAACCTAAAAACGATTACGTTCCCAAATACGTAAACCCGAATGACGATAGTGTTGAAGCCAAAAAAGCTGCATGGGCGAAGCACTACGCTCAAGAGAGCTCATTGAAAATTCCTATGAAAAGGTATGCCTAATGGTTGCCAAGCACATAATTTATAATTTTTGTTATAAACTTATTTACATTCATATTATAATATGATTATAATTAAAACATGACAACAAGGAGGTAAAGATGGAAAACGAAAACGACAAATACGGCCCACAGGACATGACGAGCCTAGATAAGGAAATTGAAGATGTTATTCATCAAATCATTTTAGCATGTGGTGTAAGACAACTAAAAGAAAAAGTTTCTTTGTTATATATGACTATTGATTATATATTCACACACAACAAAAAACTATTGCCATTGTTTACAGAAGAAGTCACATTACATTAAATTGTTAATTGATAGGAATTATTAAAATGGATACTGGACATATTTTTATACTTCAATATATTAAGAACCTTGAAGATCAAGTGTTAGCTGACAACTTCACGGTAGGAAAAGAGCTTTTAAAGGGGAAGGCAACAGTAGAATCCCTTATTGACTGGCTGTTCCACGCAAAGAATATGCACGAGATTAACGAAGCTGCTTATGACGGATATGACGCAATTAAAAGGTCATTGCCTGATCAAAAGTACGGACTCAGCTGGATGCAAAATGACGGTCAGTTTAAAAATGAGGAGAATCGTTATGATTAAAACTAGGGAGAAATCAGATGGACAAAAGATTATCAAGCTTATCAATGATTATGACCTCATTGCCGGTTGTCTTAGCCTTTGGTGCTATATTGCTATTTTCTGTTGGATATCTAGCTAATAAGACCTGGGGTGCCAACAACCCCGTAGAAGAGATGGTGGAAGATTTGTTGGATAGTGGTTATAAAATTACGGTTGAATTTAGTGGAGAAAAAAAATGACAAAATTAATTAAAAACAACACTGCCATGAATATGTCGGCAGTATTTGCGCCAGTTTATGTTATTAATAGTTAAACTATTATTTAGCTGCAATTAACTATTAAGGGACTTAGCAATGAAAGGTAAAAAGGGTTTTGGTTCTGGTGATGATTGGAATGGGAATAAATCTGGAAGACCTAAGAGCCCTGACTTTAGGGCTAAGTTTACTCAAGAATTAATAGAATCTAGCTTTGATGATACTAAAAATATTGTGGGGCAAGTAGCTAGATTTGCTATGGATGGTGAGCAATGGGCTTTAAAGTTATATTGTTCAACTGTCTTGCCTTACATGTTGATTAAGCCCAAAACAGAGATGGAAGTAACGGGAACGAACAACAACGAACTGGTTGAGATGCTTAAGACGATACCAACTGAGAAGCTTATAGCGTTTCAAAACAAGGTGGCCGAATTGGCAAGGGAGATTGAGGGTGACACTTGATGATAAAGTTTTACACATGTCTTTAAAAAAAGCCCGTAGAGTTTTTGAGATAGCATATATTTCACAAGTTATCGAAAGATTCGAAACTATGGGTCAAGCTGCAAAATTTATAGGCATGGATCGAACTGCACTTCACAGGAAGTTAAATGATCTTGGTTTGGTTATAAAGCGTATGGAGATTGAGGGTGAGTAAATTTACCAAACTTGCAACAGTTAATGATTTTATACATGCGCTTACCAAGCTTTCTGAAGTTGAAAAAAACATTCCATTGAAATTTTGTGGTGAATGGGAGGATTTTATTACTTCAGTTGAGTTTAGTCATTTTGATGGTTCTTTGTTGATGATTATTAATTAGTAGGAGATTAAGGGTGAGGTTTGTTTGATGATCAATCATTATATAAAAGCATTCTGTCAAAGTTTGTATCCCAGAGAGCTAGTTTTGAAATGGAGGATGGAACAATGGGGAATATCACGTGAAGAAGCAGACTATAAATCATCTCGTGATGTTATTGAAGAGATGATGCTAGCGATGTGTAGTTTACAAGCTATATTTGATAAGACACATCCAGACAATAAACTCTATGCTCAAATTGAATTAAAGAAAAACCATTATGAGCTTTGGTCGTATATTGAGAATAACTTGAGAATCCTAATTGAGAATGTACGTGATCTTAATAGTGAGCCTTTAAGCTGTCCATCTTGTGGGAATTAACCTCATGAATAATGCATAAAAATCACTTAAAATACAAACTAATGCATGAAAAAAGATTAGAAATAGACTATACTTGCGAAGAACGATTATTAAAATAAGGAGAGAAAATCAATGACTAAACAACAGATGTTAGACCTAATTGTTTACAAGCTTAACAGACTTAAGGTTCCTGATTTGCAAAAGGTTTCTTCCAATATATTTGATGACCTGCAAAGTCTGACAAATATCAATAAAAGTCAGACTCAAAAATAACGCGTCATACTTTAATCAATAAAAGTCATACAAAGAAAGGACATGAAAAATGCCCACAAAAAGCCCACAAAAGAAGGCAGGACGACCGAAGAAAGTAGCAGCAGTTGATCTTTCAAGATGGACAATTCTTATTCCATGGGAGACTAGAATTGCTGTCACAAAAGCAGCTGAGCGTAACAATGTTAACTTGAACGAATGGATCAACGAAGCTTTGCTTAAAGAAGCTCGTGGGGTTCTGACTGGTAAGCGTGAAATAGCTAAGCCAGAAGATGTTGTAGACTTTATGAAAGTCATGGCTGATAAGATTTCTGAATTGTCAGACAAGGTTGATAAACCGTTTTGGAAGAGGATTTTTTAGATGAGCTTCATTAAAGCTGTTTTAAATCTGTTTATATATTTCTTGGTTTTAGGCATACCTTTGATGTGTTTGATTGCGTTGATTAAATATGTGTTTTGGAGGTAAATGATGGGAATGTTTAGATTTGTGGATATGACAGATAATGAATATATGAACCCCAACCCTAAAAAGGAAAATGTAATGAGAGAAGTGAAGCCGATGACCGTGGGGGAGTTGATCAATAAGCTTAAAGGGTTTGATCCCAATATGCTTGTTAGAATTGAGTGCCCTGATGATTATAAATATTATTATCCTGTGGCTGAAGACATAGGTACTGATGACAATGATGAAGAAGTTGTGTTTTATGGAATTTTTTCAGTCAAATAATCAACGTTATGGAAAATGAAAATGAGCAGAAAAGACGCAATAATTCAAGAGATTGACTACCTTACCAATGAGCTTGAAAGCTGTGAGCATTATGATATTGGTTTTCCCGTTAACAATATGCCAGCTCTAGAGTGGAAAGCTTGGGTTAGTAGTAGTTTAGAAAGACAAGAAAAAATGCTTGTGGAGCTAAACAGACGCGAGAAAGAACAAAGGGAAAATGAGAAATGAGAACAGATGCCATTTAAAGACACATTAGAAGGACAAACGCATTATCTAGACGAAGACGGTAAGCTTGTAGGTGAGTTAACGCCTGAAGAACTGGCTAAGTGGAAGGCTCTGCCTATGAATGCTCCTTTAGGCATTGATGAAGGTAAATAAATGAGTCAATGGACGATTGAGGAAATGAAGTCATATCTTAAAGGTAAGATTGCAACTCTTGAGAAGGACACAAACCGTTCTAATCAAGAGAAGAACAATGCGAAGATTGATGCTTATACTGATGCCTTGTGTCTTTTAATGGATTGGAGTGGGGAATAAATGAACGGTAAATATATGATTCCAAGGGTTATTTGGATTCTTGGTGCTTCCATGTTCTTCATTAACATATCTAATGTTACGATCATAAGCTTGTCGTCAGTTTATATGACTACAATTGGAATATCCATGTTTTGGATAGGCTTACTTGAAGGTGTCATTGAAGCTATATCATTCTTTATGAAGCTGTTCTCTGGTGTCATAAGTGATTATCTCAAAAAGCGTAAGATCATTATAATGATCGGATACGGTCTTACGATCACTAGCATGTTCTTAACAAGTATGTCTGTTGGTTATGGGTCATTGTTCGCTGCTCGTTTGCTCGGTAGAAGTGGCAATGGAATACAAGCTACTCCTCGTGATGCCATGGTTGGTGACGTTGCCCCTGCTCACAAGCGCGGCTCATCTTACGGTTTAATGAGAAGCTTAGGCGTGCTAGGTTCAATCATAGGCTCAGGATTAAGCATTGTCGCAATGTGGTATACGGCCAACAACTTTACAGAAGTATTTTATCTAGCAACCATTCCATCTATTATAGCTTTCCTGCTTCTTTGGTGCTTTGTTAAAGAGCCTAAGCATTCCAAGTTTGGTGACAATCTAGCGGCAGATACAGTTCATGATATTGAGAAACCAGCCAAACGCTTTATTAAATTATCTGATTTAAAAAAGGTTGGAAAAAAGTTCTGGTACTTGATGGGTATCGTTTCTATCTTCATGTTCGATCAATTTAGTTCACAATGGACAACGCTTGTAGCTTATCAAAAGTTTAACCTACCTGCTCAATACGTTCCTTTAATAAGTATGGTATTTTGTATCTCATATTGTCTTTCTTCCTACCCTGTAGGCTTACTGTCAGATAAGATCGGACGGTTTAAGATACTAATGACAGGAATTACTATATTAATGATTGCTGATTTGGTTATTGCTTCTGCTACGTCTCTTCCAATGTTATTCGTGGGAATATTCATGTTGGGTTGTCAGACAGGCATAGCGCAAAACACATTTGCTTCGTTGATAGCTGACTATGTACCGAAAGACATTCTCGGCACAGCCTTTGGTATATTCTATCTATTCAGTGGTATCGCTACGATATGTGCTGGTATATTTGGTGGGGTGATTGCTGAGGTTTACGGTATAAATCATATATTTATATGTAGCTTCTTTCTGTCAGCGTTTTCATTGTGGTTGGTTCATGCGTTTCAAAAGGTAAAATAAAAAATGATTAATTATAAATTTCTTTGCGATGCCCTACGGATACGATAAGCACGACAAGCTCGTCATCAATTATACTACAAATGATTCTATATTCCCCCATTCTATAGCGCCATAAGCCAGCCTTATCGCCAGTCAAGGGCTTACCCTGTTTTCTTGGATCGTTTAGAGTTAGCTTTTTTACGTGAGCGATGATTCGTTTTTCAATTTGTTTATCAAGCTTTCTTAATTGTTTAACGGCGGAATCGTCCCACTCAATTTTCCAGGTCAAGTTCAGCCTCTACTTCTTCCATAGTCCATCTACGACCTTTTTTTTCAAGAACACTCATTGCAAGATAAACATCTTCCATATCCTCCAGATATTCAAGTATGGCTTTACGTGCATAATATGTTTTTGTGCGGCCTGTCTTTAAAGCAAGGTCGGTTAAACGACTTTCAACATCTTTTGGAAGCGTGATTGCAAGCATGGTACCTCTCCACTTACTATATAAATATATTGTCACTATATGAATATAGTATTTTGGTTGACTTAGTCAAGTTACAAATCATCTCTCGAAAACGATCGTTTTTAGGAGACTGCTTAAACATCATCTTAAGGATACAGTAAATTAACCAAACAGATCAGAGATACTATCCTTAACGCGAAAGGATAGTAGGCGCGCGTAGCTCATTGGTAGAGCATTCATTATGCATGATGAAAGGAAAGTGTTAAGTCACACCGCGCCACCAAGTGTTTTAACGCAAACCCAAAAACAACCTCAAAAAACATATATTTAGTTTAAAAACAATAGCTTAAGTGTTTTAACGCAAAACTGACCCTGAAACGCTTCCCTATAAAATAAAAAAGTGAATTTCACTTTTTTTATACCCAAATTCCCCCTCCTCATAAATCCGTTGTGGTATAGGGGCTTTGTCGCATAACTTTCAATATATGCAACAAAATTATCAGTTCTGATTTAATTAGATTATTCTTGTTGCATAAGTTACTTGCATAAGTGTTTAGTTGTGCGATATGATATGCGAAGGATGATAACTATAATAAGGAGAAAAAATAAAATGAGTGAAGATAATCTAGAAATATACTTTCCTGTTCCGTTAACATCACAAGAGGCACATCTTTTGCTTCGAGTTATTTGTATTCATCAAGGCATCTATTCTGGCGTTGATTTTGACGTAGAAGATGAGCTCCGAATGCTTAAGAAAATTAAAGGTAAACTTGATGCTACTGTTCCGCAATCAAGTTGCGACACTCTAACGAAAGGTTATGTAGATAGGGCTATCAAAGAATGCTAATCGGATATGCTCGCGTTTCAACGACTGACCAGAATCTAGAGATACAGTTAAAAAGACTCAATGAGCACGGGTGCGAGCGCATTTATCAAGAGAAAGTCTCGGGAGCGCGTAGGGATCGTCCAGAGTTACAGAGGATGATTGATCATTTGCGGCCTAGTGATACCGTTGTGGTATTAAAGTTAGATAGGTTAGCTAGATCAACGAGTAACTTGCTAGATATCGTAGAGCATATAAAATCATCTCAAGCTTTCTTCTGTTCTTTATCAGAGCCTTGGGCTGACACTACTTCACATGCAGGTAAGATGATCATGACTATCTTTGCTGGAATAGCAGAGTTTGAACGTGACTTAATTCGGGAACGTACATCTGCCGGGCGTAAAGCTGCTTTAGAGCGAGGCGTTAAGTTTGGTAGACCAAAGAAACTTAACATGGAAAAGATGACTCTTTGTATGCGTCTTATTGAAGAAGGTAAGTCTGTTTCTGAAGTTGCTGATACCTTTGATGTTAATAGGGCAACTGTTTATAGGTTGATCGATAAGTGGAAGAACATATGATTCAATATGAACATTCCTGGAAATATGACCCTATATGGAACATTTATGAGCTTACTTTACGTTCTAAGATATCAGTTTACGAAGAAACAGTATCAAAGGTAGACCCAAGTCTTCTTCAAAAATTAAGAAAAATCAGATTAAGGGAAGATTAGATGAGTAACAAAGAGCTGTTATTTAGAGATATGGAACTTAGCATAGATGAAATGTTGAATTATAATCATAAAATATTATGCAATCAACTTAAGGAGATAGCTTTAGAGTACAACCCTATTCTTTTAACGCTTGATAAGGCAGAGTTTGTTATTGAGCCTAGCACAATGCCTCCTCGGATAGAAATTTGTTTCATGTTTTATTATAAAGAAAACGGAATATATGTGTATGAGAACCTTGAGCCAAAAATTTCAAATAAGTCATTAACTTTTTATTTTAATCCTGGATTTATCTTCTCTGTTTTAGAAAATCGGGTGAAGCATACTCTAAGGAAAATCTTAAAAGAGGAGTATTAGATGAGTGATAAACCCACCACAGTTGGAGATATGATCGCAAGGCTTAGGAACTTTGACCCTAACCTAGACTTGAAGGTAATATCTCCGGAAGGACTGTTGGTGTCAGGAGACCTTATTGTCAATGAAGTTTATGTAAATGGCTATGGTAAGTCTGTTTGTATCCATGGTACGAATTGGAGGCTGAAACCAACTAAGAAATAAAAAAAAGACAGTGTGTGTGATAAATTAATGACATCTCGATTTATACACGAGCTACTTAGGCACACAAAAGATGATGGTTCTTTTAATTTTGAACTCAACGCTCACAAAGACATGTATGAAACAGTTGCCGAAACAATTCTAAACTTAGGGCTTAAAGCAAAGGATTTCGAAAGCATCAAAGATTACAAGTTATGTATAAAGAACAACGTTTTGTTTAGCTTTACTTGGTTCGTAGAAAATCCTAATGGACACACTTCTAGTTACGGCAGCACGCTTGACAAGGCTTTAATGACCATGATTAAAAGACAAAAACCACCAATATCAAATGATTATATTTCATACATATTATAATAACGTGGCTAAAAAACAGTAAAAAATATTCATGTTAGGTTAGATGTGTCTATTTTTTATGAGATGGTGAATGCAGAAATGAGAGATGAGAAATGACCTATAAAACACTGTTTGCATATCTAGCATCATTATCATGTTGTTTTCCTTCAGAAGGTGATATGGCAAACATACTCGAAAAAATGGCAAAGGTTCACATTGAACATAATATTAGGTTTAATGCTGAATATAATAAGATATGCGAAGAGCGTAAGAAAAACCTAGAAGTAGTCGAGTTCGAAACAACTGAAACTGGTTGCTTCAGTGATATTAGTTGTTATTTCAACGATGTTTTCGAGGATGTTGTCAACGATTGGCTTTATATTACTTATCGATCAGACGAAAAGAGCCATTCTTTTGTTGGTTACTAGGGTATGAGGAAGATCTTTCTCTAACGCTTTTACTTGCCAAATCACACAATAAATTGTATTAATTAAATATGTCTAAAATTTTAGCCGCATGTAGGCCAAGTAATATGAGCAAATCTAACAAAAAGAAAGTGTGGATTTTCTTGGCATTATTTGTAGCTTATTTAGTGCTAAATAATTGTCAGTGGTATCCAAGGTGTAGTCCATGGGACCCTAGATGCCAATGCGAAGATTCGAAAGGAAAATTACAATGACTGAACATCTTGTTCCCCCCACCACACCTTTAACAATTGACGACTTGAACGCTATGCCCATGGCTGATGTTAAGAAGCTTATAGAGAATATTGAGGGTGTTTGTGTTCAAGTAAATAAAGACTTAAAAGTATATACTGTCAATATGCAGCTAATACAAAAGTTCATTAAAGATAAATTTCCAGTATAATTTAATTTAATCTTTATTCAAATATATTGATAATAGTTTCATTTAATAGTATTTATATTGAATGATCGAAGAATTGTCTAAACTATCCCCCCAAGAATTACTTGAATGCTTTAGTCAAGCAATCAATGAGCAAAAAGTCGAAGACCACTTGTTCTTTAAAAGCTATAAACCCAACGAAAAGCAATTAGCTTTCCACTCTACGGGTTTGGTTGCTAAAGAGCGTGCTTTCTTTGCTGGAAACAGATGCGGTAAGACATTATGCACTTCTGCTGAATGGTGCATGCACCTCACGGGTAACTATCCCGATTGGTGGAATGGTTATCGCTATGACAGACCTATTAATATATGGGTGGCTGGTGTGACTAATGCTGAAACTGCGCAGTCTCTAAAAACCTATTATATTGGGGATGTTGGCAAGGAAGGCTTTATACATTCTAGCTTGATCGTCAAACAGGATCGGCAGAAACACCTTTATTATATTCAACATAGTTCGGGTGGTATTTCTAAGCTACGGTTTAAATCATACGAACAAAGAGGTGGTGCTTGGCAAGCAGAAACCCTTGACGGAATTCATCTTGATGAAGAGCCACCTTCCGAAATTTACTCTGAAGCTATAACTCGTACGGTTTCTACATCTCCAAATCATCACGGAATGGTTACAGCCAGTCTAACTCCATTAAGCGGGGTAACACATTTCATGCTTCAATACATGGAGCGTATAATTTGTGATGAAAATGGTAAAGAGTTAGAATCTAAACAAGTGATCCCTGGCGATGTATTAAACTCTAGGGTCTATATCTTAGCTTCGCATGAAGAATCTCCCCACATAACACCGGAAGAATCCGCGCGTATATTGTCGGCATATTCTCCACATGAACGTGAAGCAAGAACTAAAGGCATCCCATCTATGGGTAGTGGTCTAATATATCCTGTTATGGATTCTGAGCTTTTGGTTAGCCCCTTTGAAATACCTGAACATTGGCCAAGATGCTTTGGTATGGACTTTGGATGGCATAACACGGCGGCGGTGTTTATGGCGCACGATCAAGACAATGATGTTGTCTACCTATGTGGCGAATACTTAGCGGGTCATTTAACGCCAGACAAACACGCATACGAACTTATAAAGCAAGGTGCCAATTGGATGCCAGGTGCTTATGACGGAGCGGGAGAAGGTGCTTTGCAGGATGACGGAGCCAATCTCGTTGACCTTTATGCTCAATCTGGCATTAGAAATTGGACTCCCGCAGATAAAAGATCAGTCGGAAAAGGCATCTATACTGTTCTTCAACGTATGGAGACTGGTAAACTTAAAATATTTAGCACTTTAACTAAGTTAATGACAGAAAAGAGGATGTATATCCGAGATAAAGAAGGTAAGATAAAAAAAGGTAATGATCACTTAATGGATGCTATGCGCTACGGTGTAGTAACCGGCTTACCATTGGCTAGGGTGAAAAGCTCGACACTTAAAAAGCTTCAAATCCCGACACATGGTAGCACAAGCGGTAGCTGGATGAGAATTTAATGAAACTCACAGAATCTCGGCAAAAAGCTTTAACCGATGCTCAACAACGTTTCGATGCGATGGGGAGCAACTTATTATTCTTAAAAGCACGTCAAGAACAGATTGATAGCTTTAACTTTCGTGATGGTATAGGTCAATATCATCCAGAAATACTTGAGATACTACATGCAAGAGGTCAAGCCCCTATCGTAGTAAATAAGGTAAAAAGCCTTATTAACCAGGCTACGGGCATGGAAATTAACACACGCGGCAACATTGCTTTCAAGGCTCAAACTAATAGTGAAGAAGAAGAGCTACTAACAAAAGGCATGAGCCATTTCGGGTTTGCTGTTCAAAAAGACCAACATTATGCTTATAAAGGCTCTTTGCGCGCTAATGACGTGTTGACGTGTGGTATCGGCTGGAGCAAGACAGAACAATATAAAAAAAGAATAATATATAATTATATCAATCCTCTAAATGTCATTTATGATGCAAATGATCTATCTCCACAATTAGAGAACATGACAGGTGTTGGTCATATGCGCTGGTTTCCGCCAGAGCAGTTAAAAGCTATGTATCCTAAGTTTGCTAAAAAAATTGATGAGATGTGTACCGAAGGATTTGTTGATTATGGAAACTATTCCTCTGAATTCTTTAACCGCACATCGGCTTTAATACCTTTGACCTATAACATGGGTGGCAATGGCGCCAATGGTAGTCCCATTCAAGTTAATGAGCTTTATCATAAAGAACGTGCTAGATACTATTGTGGATATGATGAAAGAGGCTACTACTTTGAAACCTTTGATGAAGAGCACGCAGAGAAATTAGCTGATAGAAAAGCAGACATAGAGGAAGAATGGGGTTCACGCATTATGCGTACCGTATTCTGCAATGATTTGCTTTTTGATTATGGCCCATTACTCCCTTCTCTGCCTGATGAACAAGACTTTCCACTTGTTCCTTGCGTGTGGTCCCGTAGGTCGTCTGATGGTGTTCCTGTTGGTTTACTTGAAGAGGTTAAAGACCTTCAGCGTGAACTTAACTATCGCAAGCTAAAAGAAATCATGTCGCTCAACTCTGTAAGAGCGCGTATTGACGTAAACGCAGTACAAGGCATGAGCGCAGAAGAGATCAGGGCAGAATTAAGCCGTCCAGATGGCATATTGTTTACGACAGGCCCCGGTCAAGTCGATGTTATACAAAACATAGACATTTCTAACGCTATGATCAAAGCGGCTGAGCGTATCGACTACGAATTCCAGCAGGTTACAGGTATTTATAGAGATTCACTCGGTGATACTTCAAATGCTGACAGTGGCATAGCTATTAGGCGTCGCCAGATAGCCTCAGCTAAGAACCTAGCTTCTGGCTTTGACTCATTCCAATATGCAAAGGAGCGTGAAGGTAAGCTTCTCATGAAGCTAATGCAAGGCGGTGGGCTAGAAAACATACTTGTTAATATCGTGCTTGATGATGATGAGAAAGAAACTTTCGTCATGAATTTGGTACGTGAAGAAGATGGCAAGATATTAAACGATATCCGCACAATGCCTGCTGATATTTACGTTGAAATCACACCAGATTATGACTCTTCGCTGGATGAGCAAAGAGAAATGTTTATGCAGGTAATGGCTAACCAACAAGCTCCGTTACTCTTGCAAAACCCATATTTGGCTAAATTGATAGCTGGACGTGACGCTAAGAAGATGTCCGACGCTATGGCTTCACTTAATCAACAGCAGAACCAACAACAAGCTGCTATGAGTGGTGGCGCTCCTATGCCGCCTGGGCCAGATGAGCCAGACATTAGCCCTACACAGTTAGGAGCTATATAGATGGCCGATCCAAACACGCTTAGGGTACTTTCCTTCGATGGTGGCGGCACGCGTGGGATACTTGGGGCTACATTCTTAAAGCGGTTTGTTGAGCTTTGGGGAATTGCACCAAATGAAATATGGAAATACTTTGATGTTATCTGTGGTACGAGCGTTGGCGGTATTATGGCGGCTGGTGTTAGCACTGGCTTAACGCCTGATGAAATGATTACGTTTCTGCGAACGCAATCTCCATGGATATTTTCTACATCTTCTATAGTTCCAGGTGTCAGAGCGACTATGCTTGATAAGCTTGCAACCATGATACTAGGTGGCAGCTTTTATCCAAACGACAACTTGAAAGTTGTTCTTAATGATCAGTTTGGCAGCGATACGATGGAGTCATTATTAACTAATACGCTAATCACATCATATGACTATGATACAAATACTCCTATACTCTTTTCTAATGTGGATTTTCCAGGATCTTCGGGACAGAATGAGTTTCTAACACATGTAACCTTAGCAACTTCAGCCGCTCCTTTATATCTGCCTATGGCTCAATGGCCTATTCTAGAAGAGCAGTCATCTAGATATCTAGATGGTGCTGTGATTAAAAACAATCCAGCTATAGGAGGAATAGCTTGTGGGAAAGTAATTAAACCAAGCGCAAGCCGCGTATGTGTACTAAGTGTCGGCACAGGTTTGGGAGATATAGGTTTTCATAGTGTTCCTGGCGACGTTCCTCCCGACGAATCTAACATGTCCCTTATCTTTACGCTGCTTGGAATCACTATTTCTGGACCACAAGAAGTCGATGCGCAGATTTTAACGCTCTTAGATCAATATTCACTAGATGATATATTTACATACCGCTTCCAAGCCATTCTTGATCCTCTACAGGATACCGACATAGACAATTCGGACACAGCGTATTTCGACTATATGCAAGCGACAGCTAACTCTAGGTTTGACAGTGATATAGTAAAAATTAGTAACTTTTTAGCACATTTGCAGGCTTAATTATGAAATATATGCCTGGATTGACCGACTTTTTCATGTCACCTGTCACAGGCAGAATAAATCTATTTCAATTTCCTGATTTAACCAAAAACTATATCATCATTGGTGGGATTGACGGGCGCCCTATTACTTCCCCTGCCCTTATTGATCTACGGTTAGAGGTTATAGAGTTACGCAATAGATTAGCTAAAACATCATTTATCCTTCAGCATCCGTCTGACAACTTTAATAAGTCACAAGCATTAGATGCGCTTGTTCCTGGTATTCTTCAGCATTCGGACGGGGTTGTTTCTATTGCGAGCCTCGAATTTAATTATATATGGATTGGGGATTCTAACAATAGGCCAGCCCCTCAGCGCCAAATCTTCCAATCTAATCTTCCTGATCTACTGGAAGGAAATATATGGATTGGGGATGATGATAACAAGGCGGTGCCACAAAGCCGGATAGACCATGACAATCTTCCATCCTATACGCCCATTAAATACAAAAAAATATGGCGAATGGATATTCTTGGCATACCCCAACTATCAGATGACTTAACAGATGCTATTACCGAAATTGAAGCGATACAGGCCGACATTGTAGATATAAAGAGTGATATCCTAACAATAATAGGAGAATTAACGGAAATCTGGTCTGCAATAGGAAGTTTAGTAAGCACGGTAACTGGAATATCAGCAACATTAACAACGTTAGAATTGACCGTAACGGCGCTAGGAGTAACCGTAACTGGAATATCAGCAACATTAACAACGTTAGGATTGACCGTAACGGCGCTAGGAGTAACCGTAACTGGTTTGTCAGCAACATTAACGGCTTTAGGTGTCACTGTTTCAGGCATTTTAGCAGCAAATGTAACTTTGGTAGGCAATGTAACGGGAAGTGCAACAATTGCCTCCCTTGTTGCTGGCGGTGACATTGATACAACGCTCAATATGACCTTAGACGAGATACCCGCTCCTGTTGCTCCTGTTAGTATGAATGGTCACAAGATCACTAACTTGGTCATGGACGGCTCACCTTCTGGCACTGATGCAGTAAATGTCGATTATCTT